GAAAGGCAGACAACACGGCAACGGTCGTAGGCATTTTGAGATACGATGTCACAGAAGACAGGCCGCAGGGTGTGCTTTTAAAGAAAGCATATATCAATAAAAGCGTGGCTGAAAAGCATTCCGGTGTTACATATGACGCAGGCGTTTCCACAGCGCTTCCAATGATTGTATTTGAATAATTTGGGAGGTATATAGATGTTAATTAATGAAGTGTTAAACAGTAAGTCTATTGCACTTACAACAACAGAAGAAGCAAGTAATCAAATCCCATATCTCGGATTAAATTGGTTTCCGGAAAGAAAGAAACAAGGGCTTGATTTAAGCTGGATTAAGACACATAAGGGACTTCCGGTATCGCTTGCACCGTCAAATTTCGACACAATTCCGACACTTAGAGCAAGAGAGGGATTAAGCAAGGAAAAAACACAAATGGCATTTTTCCGTGAAGGTATGGAAGTCGGCGAAGAAGAAATGCTTGAAATTGAACGTATTAGTTCTACAGATGACCCGTACCTCGCAAGTGCCTTATCAAGCGTATATGACGATACTAACAACCTTGTGAGCGGCGCAGAAGTCGTGCCGGAACGCATGAGGATGTCGCTTCTTGCTACAGAAGCGGGACACCCGGTTATTGCTATTGAAAGTGACGGTGTACAGTACGCATATGATTACGACAAGGACGGTTCATATGCAAAAGACCATTATGCAAAGCTTGAGGACACGAGCATGTGGAGTGATACAGTGAACTCCAAACCACTTACAGACCTTAATAATGCTCGAAAAAAATTACAGAAGAAAGGCAAGATTGCTAAATACGTTCTTATGAACACCAATACGTTTCAGTATTTACTTGAAAATGCACAGATTAGAAATTCAATCCTTGCACAGAATCTCACGGCAACGATTGAGGTTGATGACGACACGGTAATTTCAGTTGTTCAGAAGCGTACAAAGCTTACAATCGTCCTGTACGACAAAATGTATATGGACGAAGCTGGGAAAGAACACTATTTTTACCCGGACAACAAAGTAACACTGTTGCCGGACGGAAAACTGGGTAACACGTGGTTCGGAACGACACCGGAAGAAAGAACTGCAAGACAGGTCACTGATGTTGACGTGACGACATATGGAACAGGAATTACGGTCGCTACAAAGGTTGAGTATGGTCCGCCAATGAAAATGTCAGTGTTTGCTTCTGAGGTAGTATTGCCGTCTTACGAAAATATGGATAGCACATTCGTACTTGAGGTTCATCATGATTAATCGGAGGTAGCATATGAAATATCCATATATCGTTATTAAAAACGGGAAATGGTATGCGGCAGGCGAAGAAGTCCCGGACACTGTTCCGGGAAACAAGCCTACCGGATATACCAAGACTGAAATCAACCGTATGCCGACAGCGGAATTGCAGAGTTTAGCGGCACAGAACGGCATTGAAAATGCGGCGGAAATGAGCGGAGTTGACCTTAAAGCAATCTTGATTGAGAAGTTAGGATTATAAGCAGGAGAACAGCATGGAAGAATACACAACATTAGAGCAGGTAAAAATCCGGCTCAAACAATTTCATATTGAAACGGTTGAAAATGAGGATAACACTGAATCTGATGTTGTTGTGTTTGACAGCAAAGAAGACAACTTGCTTCTTGAACAGCTCATAAAACAGGCAACGAAAGATGTAATTGCAAAACGGTGTTATCCGCAAAGTTATACGCAGGAACAGATTGACAATGACTTGAAATGCTATGAAAGTGTAATTGTCAATCTTGTGGTATATGACCGGTCACAGGCAGGAGAAAACTACATGGCAAGCTACAGTGAAAACGGTGTAAGCCGTAGCTGGAAAGACCGTGATAGCCTGTTTGTAGGGGTATATCCGTTTGTAAAAGCATTATAGAAGATTGTGCGTTACGTTTTACCAGCACCGGGGAAACGTAGCAGGCGGCACACAGTAAGGGTGGTGGGCGGTGTGCCACAAAAAAAATGAAAGGCGGTATATTATGCCAGTTGCAATAATTATAAGTATCATATCGGTTGCTTTTTCCGTCTTTTTTGGATTTTTTAGTCTTTGGTTTGGTTTGAAAAACAACAAACACACAGACACAAAAGACATTGAAGAACGCGTAAAAGAGAATACACGTATCAATATGAAACTTGACGCCATTTCAAGCAATACAACTGAAATAAAAAATGAAGTGTCAGAAATGAGAAAAGAGATTAATTCTCACGATACACGAATTATCAAAGTTGAAGAAAGCGTGAAATCGGCACATTACAGACTAAACACTATTGAAGAACGTCTGAATGGCGAAAAGGAGATGTAATATGAATATTTTAGAAACATTGACGTCAAACATCATGATTATTTTAGCGGTAATCGGCGCAATCGCGTTTATTGTGTCGGTGATTACACAGGTTATCAAAGGAGTAGGTGTTTTTGCGAAGATTCCAACTGACGGATTGGTACTTGTGTTATCAATCGGCATTACAGTAGCGGCATTTGCAGCATGCATGCAGTATTTACACATGACTATCCTGTGGTACATGGTTTTAGCCGCAATTATGGCAGGCTTTGTTGTTGCTTTTGTTGCTATGTATGGCTGGGAGAAGCTTTCAGAACTGTGGAAACGGTTCGGAAAGAACGTAGATTGATATGTTGGACATTAATAAACAAAAGATGATTTACGCGCTTAAAGACGGCAGAACACCGGTATACCA